GCGAATAACCAAAGGAATAAATGCCGGTGAAATAGTTGTTGTCGCCTTCCACAGTGGTATAGGTCGCGGCGCAAACGTCCGGATAGACCCGGTGCCGGCCGTAGACTTTCAACAGCGGGCCGTAGGGACGTGCCGGGTTGGACTGGCCACCGATGGAATAGGCGTTCGAGACTTCGTAGTTTTCCGCGGCCGCCGTACGGATGGATGGCGGCTTGAAGATGGCCGCGATAGCCAGGTTGCCGATAATGGCGATACCTGCCGTCAGAGCCGTGAAACCAATCCCGGAATTCACGCCCAGGAGAGCGGCCGCTGCATAGGGCGCCGCAATGGCAACCGCAATGGATGCCACGAGAGCCAGTATCCCCTTGCTTTTCTTGCCACCCTCGAGGCGCACCGTCACCAGCACAAGGGCGCCTTGCTTCGGGCGAATCCGGCCCCACCAGGCCCGCGGCATCATCTCGCCGTTGACCAGCACTACCACCTGATTGATGACGCCGGCCGGCCAGGGGAAGGCGGACACCATCTGGGCGAGACTGGTCCCGGCCGGAACCTCGAGGTGCTCCGCGTCCCTGTCGCTCAGAAGATGTGGACGGATTACGAAATCCATCTGTAGAGCCCTTCGATCCTGTGGCGCCAGGCGTTCACCAGGTAGGACTCCCGCACCGTCCCGCGGCCCTCCATGCAATGCAGCATCATTCCCGATTCCAGAATCAGCCCGGCGTGGATGGGATAGCCGGCCAGCGTCAGCACCACCACGTCGCCGGGTTCTTCCTCGCCGATCTCGATCCTTTGCCAGGCCTTTGCATTGATCACGATCGCCCGGCTCACGCTGTCCTGGCTTCGCGCGGACTCGTAGCAGTCCAGGTAGGACGGAACATGGTTGCCGAAGTAATTGCGCGACAGGTAATAGATCAACCCCCAGCAGTCCCAGCCCGCCGGCCCGCGGCCCCGGTCGGCATAGGGCACGTCCACGTATTTAGAACAGGCCCGGGAAGGTTCGTGGCTCATAAACATCCCCGGGAATTTTCTGGTTCAAAGGATCGTCGCTGATCAATGTTCCTTGAATGACGGACTGGTCCCACGTCAGCTCGCGCAGGACCAGATCGGTGATCTGCATTTCCACAACATCAGGCTGCGCGGCAACCACCATCTCCACCGTGACCTGCAGCGGTTTGGTGATCGCGCGGATGAGATCGACCAGGCCCAGGTCCACGTTGTCGATGGACAGGCTGCACCCGGCCGGCGCTTCGTCGGTGTCCTCGGGCCAGGAGAACTCGAAATAGCAGGCGGTGTAGACATTGCCGCGGCTGATCACGTCCACGGTATTGAGCACCGCCCGGTACGTCGAGCTCGAAGCCGGATCGAACAATGTCAACAGCAGGAGGAAGGCGTCCGGCGTCTCGAGCGCCAGGATGGATCGGACCGCCGTTGCGCTGAATGTCCTCACGGCATGATTTCCCAAACCATGGACACCTGCACCGCCAGCGCCCCCAGGTTCTGGAAGCTGGGGCTATCGACCATGCGCCAGTCGCACGGCAGGTTTGTCCAGGGATGCGCGAACGTGAACCGGTTCACTCCACCGTTGAGTTCAATGTAGAAGAAGTCGTCCAGGATCTTGTACTGGTCGATGTTCATCGTCATGCCGACCTGGCCGCGCACGACCCTTTGCGTGAACCGTTTCCGAACCTTGGCGACACCTTCCTCGACGTTGGTTCGCACCGTCACAGGTTCTGCCTTCTCGGTGTAGGTTTCCGCGCAGGTAGGCAAGCCGGCGGGCCAGAGCATCGTGGCCATCAGCGTCCCCTCCGCGTCACCCCGTACGAGGTGGACAACACCCGGTCGAATCGACCCTTGCCGAGACTTTGTTCCACCGCAGCGTCGACCATGATCTGCAATTGCTTGCCGCCCTGGGTGTCCTCGGTTTCCTCTACCTTGATTTGCGAGCCGTTGTTATTGATCACGTTGACGGTGAGAGAAGATTGAGCGGCAGACACGCCGAGCTTTCCGTCCGTCCCGCGCGCGAGCGGCATGATCGCCTCGGGTCCGGCCTCGCCCATCAGGCCCCAGCCGCTCGCCATCGGGAAGACGGTCGGGCGCGTGACGACACCGCCGGACGCGAAGGCCAGGCGATGGCCGGCATCGAAGACAGCACCATTGGCAGCAGGTTCCGCGCTGCTCGAGAACAGGCTCATAAATCCACCGCCAGCCATGCTCTTGCGCAGCGCATCGAACAGCGGCTGCACGATGAGCACCTGCGTCGCCATCTGTGCCAGGCCCCGCAGTGTCGTCTCGACGAAATCGCCGAAGGCATCCTTGGCCGACTTCGAGGAACTTGCGAAATCGACCAGTGCGCCCGAGAAGGCCTGCGCATATTCGTCGGTGTTGTCGGCGATCTGCTTGAGCAGCTTGTCCATTCCTTCCAAGGACTGGTTCACAGCATCCGGAACCTTGTCCAGGGCATCGAGCAGTTTCTGCGCCCATTCGACCTTCGCCAGGTCATCCGACATCTGAATGATGTTGAGCAGGCCGATACGGTAGTTGTATGCGGCTTCTTCCGCCTTTTGCAGCGCCTCGATGTCCTTGTCGATCTGCTCGTCAACTGTCAGGCCGGCCAGTTCTTCGCGCGCTTCCTTCGCCTTCTTGAAGGCTTCCCTGAGCGCGTCCACCTGCTGGATCGTGAGTTTCAGGCCGGTCGTCGTCCAGCCTGTCTCGAATGCAATCTGGATCTCTTGCAGCTTTTTGTCCATCGCCGCCAGCTTGGCGATGTCGGTATCGGCGATCAGGCTTTCGACGTGGGCGTTCTGGAACTTGATCTTCGCGTCGTACGTCTTGACCCATGCGTCCTTCAGCGCATCGACTTGCCGGAGGGTGAGCTTGATCCCTTCCTCGTCCTTGCCCGCCTTCAGCATGTCCTGGATGTCTTGCAGTTTCTTCTCGAAGGTCAGCAGCTTGCCGATATCGGAATCGGACACCAGGCTCTCGAACTTAACCTTTTCCTTCTTCTTCTTGTTCGTCTCCGTCATGGCCTTGTTCAGGTCATCGGTCATCTTCTTGTTCGTCGAGATCGCCTTGGTTTCGTCTTCGACCGCAGCGGTGCTGTCGTACAGGTTCTTCCTGAAGTCGACATAGCTTTGCGCAGTCTGGTCGACATCGTCCCGCCAGGCTCGGTATAGCTCTGGAATGGAAGAGATATCGCCTGAAGCAAAAGCAGCGATGACGGTCGCGAGACCAGCCAGCGTTTTCCCGACGATGGAGATCTGTGTCCAACTCACCATTGCAGCATCGGCAATGACCTTGAACACGAACCCGATGCCCTTGCCGATCTCGACGAAGTCCGTTCCCGAAGTGGTCGTCTTCAGGAAGGCATCCTGCACCTTCAATATCGAAGGCAACAGGCCGCGCACGATGTCGGTCCACAGGCCTTGCGTCGAAGCCTGCAGTTTCTTGGTGTTGGTGTCATAGGCGTCGACCGCCTTTGCCAGGTCGTCGGTGATGACGATGCCGAACTTCGTGGCCTCTTCCCGAGCCGCCTTGATGCCCTCGGCGCCTTGCTCCATCATCGGCCGCATCGCCAGGCCGGCCTTGCCGAACAGCTCGAGCAAGACCTGGCTCTTTGTCGCCTCTTCGCCGATCTCGCCGAACTTGTCGGCGATCTCTTCCATGACCTTGGTGGTGTCCTTGCCGGTCGGGTCGATGCCGAGCGCGGCAAAGATCGCGTTCTCCTTCGAGCCTTCCTTCTTGGCCGCGAAGATCGCCTTGTTCAATTCCTTCATCGAAGTGGCGAGCTCGCCGACCTCGACGTCGGCCAGCTTGGCGGCGTATGCCATCTGGCTGAAGGACTCCGGCGATTGGCCCAGCCGAGCCGCCTGGTCGGCGAGTTCGTCCAGTCCGCTGATCGTGTCCTGAAGCTTGCCGAAGAAGGCGTCGACGCTCGCGCCCGCGACCAGCCCGTCGAAGAGGCCGCCCGCCATCGACTTGAAGTTGTCGAGCGACTTGGCGGCATCGCCGACATGCTTCTCGAGCGCCTTCAGCGAGCGCAGGCTTTCCTGCGACAGCTTGACCTGCAGCTCGTAGATGCGGGTGGTGGCGTCGGCCATGCTTCAGCCCTTCAGCCGGCCGCGCTTTTGCGTGCCGATGCGCAGGCCGGGGATGCGCGTGACGGACGTCCGGCCCTTGGTGTTCAGGTTCGGCACGTCCACCCAGCCCTCGCTGATCTTGAGCGAGCGGTAGGCGCGCTTGACCTGACGCACCACGCCTTGATAGAGACTCAGGCCCGTCGTCGCCATCGTCTTGCGGTTGGTGCGGGTGAACTGCTTGCCGCCGACCATCCACTGGTACTTGCGCGTATGCGCCACCGTAGGCCCGACGATGCGCACCACGCTGTCCGGGGTCAGCATCTCTTCCGTCACGGCATTGGGCTGGTTGCCGACACTGCGGCCATTCACCCAGACCTGGAAGTGACTCTTGGAATAGCCCGTCTTGACTCGCGCCGGCCCCATCAGGATGTTCCACGCTTCCTTGAGCGCGGAGAGCATCAGCCGCCGGTTGGTGAAGAAGGCTCGCACCGAGTAGCGCGCCGCCTGGATGTTCGTGCCCGCCTTGCCGTCGATCAGGATGTGCGTCGGCGGGTTGCCGATCTGGATCTGCCCGGCGATCTCGACCGTCGCGATGTGCCGCAGCATGAAGACGACATCGGCCTCGGCGATCTCGATCACTTCCTTGGCGACGGAGCCGCGCTGGCTGGAGCGGACGACCGGGAGCGGGACTGCTGCCATTGGTGCATCTCCTGCCGGACGCTACGGATGAGCGGCCAGATCT